TCACTCTATAGCTTTGTTGACGATAAATGGCTTAAATGCTATGTGCATTTCTGTCAACTTATTGTTGCTATATTGTGAACCTTGTGAAAATAAAATATTGAGTTATCTGTAAATGGATTTTTCAAAAGATTAAAACCAAACTCTTATTTTAAGTATATAAAAATTTATAAAAGTTTTATATTATTTACTATGTATGTTTAATAACATGTTGCATTTTATATGTACATATTGAATTTTATAAGAAACCAAAAATATTAGAATAGAATTAATTTTACACATATACGTACCTAGATGAGAGAAAATTGTTGCCGATATAATGCGCCGTACACAAGTGCCGTTAGCTATATGTTGGAGTTACAACTTTGATTATTGACCCTGTGGGCAAGTATATTATTGTATCGTTACGGAAATTAACGACGCTTTGTAGAAAGAATAAATCTAATATTGCCCGAAGAAATGGGATAGTTGGTGGTAGAAACCACTCGCTTGCTCCTGGCGTTCAGTATGCATCTAAAAATTTTTAAAGCTATCTATGGTCACAATTATAAGAATTATTATTGCGACTTTTATTGAAACTTTGAAATATTTTATGTCTTTTGTGAATTTATATAATTTGAATACAATGGAGATTGAAAAACCTATTGGCTGTTTGACGTTTGAAGAAGCTAAAGAATTGGGATATGAATTATCTAATAATTATTCCCAACTTGATGAAAATACCGGCATGTTGATGCCCTGTAGTTTGAGTGCTATTAGTGATGATGTTTTGTTATCATTCCCTATGAATGATATCACGATTGAATATTTGAGAAGGGCTGGATACTTCCGTATGAAGGCTATGATAAGATCTAAGGTTTATCCTTTGGTCTTTGAATATGATTCTGATTATGGTTTTGTTGAAGTTTTTGTTCCTTGTGTGATTGTGCTTGATAGTGTAAAATCTGTTGCTGAATCTCTTGCTGAGGTTCGAAGTTTTGTTGCTGATGTAAATGCTGAAATAGTTGGTGAAGATTATCGTTTTGTTGAAAAAGAAATGATAATAAATCACCAAGTATATCCGTATTTATATAAATTGATGGTGGAGCTAGAAGATGAGTTTTATAGTGAACATGTTTTGTTGCGAAGATTGTTGCAAGTGTGTAATGATGTTGAATCTAATCCTGGCCCTTCTACTTCTGTTTTGTTTAGTAATTATGCCACTATTCATCATGAATTTTATGATTTGAATATACACGAAAATGCTACAGTGGATGCTACGAGCGTTACTTGGAAAGTGAAGATTGAAACTAACTGTGATAAATTATTATCATCTGGTTACAATGAACATCGAAATAAGAAACAAGCTTATGAACTGTGTTATCAACAAATATTGGCGAAAATACCTTTTAGAAAAGAGATTATTGTACCCGAGAGTGAACGACCTACTGAAAGTGCTCATGGTGAAGAATCTGCTGAAGTTGATACTGCGTTACATACTAATCTGGCTGTTACTACTGATCCTTCTGTTGGAATACCTACAAGTGTAGGTGGAAGTTTTTTAACTAAAACTACTACTGAAGCTATAGGAGATTATTCTAATTTGACTGAACAATGGTATTTGATTGATGATTTTGAATGGGATGCTACGGATACTGGTATGTTGAGAGAATATGTGTTACCGCGTGATGTACTTACTGCTAATGTTCCTGCAAATTCCCCACCCTTGATACCCTTTAATGTGAATTATATGTGGTCTGGGGATTTGGAATTGAGAATTGAGACGAAAGCCCAAATGTTTTTGACCGGATCACTGCAAGTTGCTAGTTATTATGAATTGAATGCTGATATTAATGCTGGTTTGAGACGCAATATTTATACTGCGTCACAAACAAATCATGTGTTGATAAATGCTGGAGGTTCTAACGAAGCAATTTTGAGAATCCCTTACGTTAATCGACAACCGTTTATACAAACTAAGTTGGACAATTTGAATGTTGCTACTGCCTCTGTGTTGAATATGGTGAATGTTTTGATACAGGTTCTAAACCCGCTTCGAGTGGGAACTGGATCTGCGTCTGTGAGTGTTGCTGTGTTTATTCGATTCATTGATGCTAAGTTTCATGGTAAGCGAGATGGTGCCATTGGTACTATTCCTGTTTCCTTGTCACAAATTAAGGGAGATGGACCTACTCGAGGTCAGAGAATGATTGGATATGACTATGTTGTGCCTGAAGCGTCTCTGTTAGTGGATCTTGGTGTTGCTCTTGCTGAAAAAGCTGTGAACCAGTTTAAGAAGAACAAAAATAGAGATAACCCCCCTGCTGTTGCACCTAGTCAAATTTTGGTGCCTTTACCCGCTCAATCGTGGGCGCATGGAAAAGATATTGCTGAACCGCTTAGACCTTTAAGGCTTGACCCAACTGGTCAAACCCTTCATGATTTGCAATTAGAAAGTATAGATACTGTGGAAGAAATTTGTAAAATTTTTGGATTATTGAGACAAGTAGTGTGGTCTGAGTCTGACCTTCCTGGTCAAACTCTGTTTAAATTTCCGTGTACGCCGTTGGCTGATTTTGGTGAATATGTTAATGATGGTGGATTGTTATCCTATGGATATTATATTCCGCCTGTTGGTGTGGTTGCTAGTATGTTTAATTTATATAGAGGACCTTTGAAATTTAGGTTAGATGTTATTGCTAATAAGTTTTACACTGGTGGTTTGATATTGGGATATATTCCTGGTATAGATATAGATACGACAATTACAAATAATATGATTAGAAATAGTGCTTTTACGACTTATTCGTTAGACGCTAATAATTTGAGTATAACTTACGAAACCCCCTACATAAATGCTGCTGAATGGTATACAACCATATTTAGAAAGCCTTTATCTTTGACTAATCGACGTTTGCCTGGTGTTTTTGTTGTTAATGTTTTACAACGTTTACAACAACCTTCTAATGTTAGCTCTGCTGTTGATATTAACTTTTATATGGCTGGAGGTGACAATTTTGAATGTGCTAATTTGACCCAACCTGCTTTGGTGTTGCGACAGGATGCTCTTCCTGTTGCTGATCCTTTGTTGGCTTTTACACCTATTACTTTGTTTGCAAATATTGGATGGAACGATTTTGGACCGCCATATTTTGATACTGGTAATCGACGTGCTTTGAGTGTTACTGCTGTTCCTAGTAGTGTTGCCCGATTGTGGACGACTGTTCAACATGAGTTGGCTTTTATTTGCCAAATGAATGTTTTTGTTACTGGAGTTCCTACGATAACTACAAATCAATGTTGTATGTTAAAAGTGGGTTCTACTTTTGTGTGTGCTTTGTTTGACCCAACCCCTCCTAACCCTGCTAGTTTGATGGTTTTGTTGAATACTTATGAAGATTCTGAAGCGTATAGAACTATGTTGGCCCCTTATTTATATACGGGAGTTGTTTTACCGATAACGCCATTGCCTCTAATTCAGATTATCTGGAGACCTGGAGATCCTATACCTGCTATGAATGATTACATGAGAATGGAAGATTTACATATTTATGAAGATGTTATTGTGCCTGAGAGTGAACGTGATGCTAATCCTAATTTTTCAACAAGTGTTCAAGCTTTTGGATCTAATGGATGGGGAACCTCTTGTTTTGGGGAGTCCTTTACAAATGTTTATGATTTATTACGACGACCTACGCATAATGAGAGTTTCACTTTTAGTGATTCCCTTACTTCGCGTTATCCTTTTGCTTTGTTTAAATTGAAAGTCACTCCGGTCCCACCTGGACCTAATTATAGTGACAATTTTGATTTGTTGAATAGGAGTAGTCATGCTCGCATTTTGTTGAGTGGATATAGATATTACCGTGGTGGTATGAGATATAGAATTATATTTCCTTATTTACCTGGCGTGTTTGTATGGGCTCAATATGATGCTTCTGATAAGATTGCTCCGACTTCGATTCTGTACCCTGATCTTTTGTTACCGACGCCTATTTTGCGTCATTCTAATCCTTTGGATATATTGACTTTGAGTGTGAATCAGATAATGAATATTGAAATTCCATGGTATAATGCTAATGATTTAAATTATTTGCAAGATACCAATTTTGCTACCATTGATGAGGATCAAGCGATTGCCGCTGATATGGGATCTATTATGGTTGGTTTTTCTACCAATACTAATGTTTCCATAGCTGGTGATTACACTGTTAATGTTTATTCAAAGATTGCTGATGATTTTAGTTTGAGTGTGTTCCAGGGATTTACGTCCATGCAATACTTAACTGTGTTGAATGATACTACTATTCCTGAAGTGATTGTGCCTGAGTCCGACCGTGATGAGGGTTACGTGTCTGGAGTGGTTCGGAAAAAAGTTATTCAACCTGTTGTGGATCAAATTAAAGAAGAAATTGAGGGTGTATGTAATGGCGTTGGAAAGGCTGTAGAAAAGATTTTGCAGCAAGTTAAAGCGTCGGCTATTGTCAATATGGATTTTAATCTAAATAGCGTTCTAACAGACATTATGAGTCAGTTAGGACACTGTTTAATAAATCCTAGCGTTAAGACGCTAGGTTGGTCGGTAATTTCGATGCTGGCCAAAATAGGTATATTAAGTTATAATATGATTGCGAAAGCGTCAAAATTGTTTTCTGATGTTTGTCAGATTATATTCAATCCTGCTAGAGTCACTAATCCTGTGCAAGACCTAGGGGAAGCTGTAATTGAATCTGATAATGTATTTGTTGATGAACCTGGATTGTCGGCCCATTTGGCTGCTTTCTGGGGATTGATAATTTCTGCTTGTGCTGCTTTAGTGCAAGTCAAATCTTACCCGAGTTTGAATATTTCTGATATAGGTAAAAATTTGTTGCCCATAATACGAACCTTTACGATGACTGCTAATAGTTTGACGAATTTTTTTAAATTACATTTGGACATGTTATCAGAGATCTTTAAGCATTTATGTTTTTGGAAATCTGTACATGAAAAAGTACCCCATAGTTTAGAAATATACAATGGAACTTTTGTGAAAGCTTGGTGTGAAGAAGTGAGTTTGTTGACTGCGCCTGGACACGATCAGGTGATTATGACGGATAC